GATCGCTCGGAGGAACTACCATAGGTTTATAATATGGTACGTCAGCTGTAGGTATAGGTATTTCGACAGTCTCTATCTTCTTAATATCAGGTAATATTATGGTGGGTACTTCCATATCAATACTCTACGTCAAATATATTAAAAGAAATTGATATCCTTTCTTCTTGTGACTGATTAGTGTCTACAGCATGTTCTAACCATGCCGGAAACATTATCAGTGTGTTTGGAACTGGAGCGAACCAGTAGTTTGTATTAGCGTCATTATAGTATCTCATATCAAAAGCAGTATTAATATTAGGTCTCGGATCGTAAAATCTAATTTTACCACACCCTTCTGGGCATTTTACATAAAACACACCACTCATAAAAGTTCCTGAGTGAGGATCGTGATTATGTCTTTCGTTACATGCCCCAAACGGGTGTACATTAACCCAAGCTTCATACTTAAATGATTTGATAGGCTTTGTCTCAATAATTGGTATATTCTTTGCAATTAAATCATACAAAGAATCATTGTGCATATAGGACCCCATATTATGTATATTAATATAGTGTCCCTGATAGCCACCGATATTAGACTTGTTATCTGAGGGTGCAGTTGCCATATGTTCTCTACATTTACGTTCTAACTGTTCTAAATCTAAGTCACAGTTTTCAACGTAAACGAGTGGAGTAGAAAATAAATAAATCACGAACTTCCGTTTACTGTACCAGTGTTATTTAATGTGTAGCTTATACCACCACCTAGTAGCACAGCATTACCAGCCGCTCCACCAGAACCTCCACTAGCTCCTATTGAGCCACCGTCATCTCCAGCTTGACCAGCAGCACCTCCAGTACCACCTGTAGCTCCGGGTGTACCAGCTCTGTGTGGATATCCGGGGCGTATACCACCGCCGCCTCCACCTGATCCAGCTTGTTCACTTCCATCATGTCCGAAACCTCTACCTCCAGAACCTCCGACACCACCGGGGCCGCCGCCTCTTTCGGGAGAGAAGCCACCGCTTCCTCCCCCTCCACCACCGCCACCACCGTTAATGGTGCCAGTATTGGTTACAGTTACGTTGTTGGTAAGTATTTTTATAGCAGGCGAACCGGCTGAACCAGAGCCTCCGGGAGATCCAGCAGCAGAACCAGTTGTAGGGTGTGGACTAGCTCCCGCTCCACCGCCACCTCCAGAACCTCCAGCACCTGATATAGTACCAGCGTTCTGTATGATTAAGCTACCTCCTAAGCCAGAAGGTACAGTAAGTCCTATGTTTCCTGTTCCAAAGCCACTACCACCTATAGATACACCACTAGGAATAGTTAGTAATTTAGTTTCACTACCTTGGTAGTCTGAATTACCAAACAAACTTTGTACGTCTTGGTTAGTAGCATTACTAGATATATTATGCACTATAGCATCTTGTGAACCGTAGAAATCAGACATTTTGATTTCACCAGAAGTAGGTACGTTAGTATTAGCACTACCTACTTCGCCAGCACCTCTGTAATATTCAGACATAGCGTGGGGTGCAGTTCCTCCAAACTCATCAACTACATCTTGTTTAGATATTTGTCCAGAACCTTGTACAGCCATTACTTAGCCTCCAATTCTTTTACTCGAGCAGATAATTCTTTTATTGATTCTATTAGTATAGAGGTCAAAGCATGATAGTTGACTGATAAATGTGTACCACCATCTTTTAGATTTGTAACTTCTTTTACAGCTTCTGGTAATATAGCTTCTACTTCTTGAGCAATTACACCAGCACTAGGTGTAAGGTCACGTTTCCAATCAAAGGTTACACCACGTAAGGCTTCTACTTTGTCTAGAGCATTAGGTATTACTTCAATGTTTTCTTTTAAGTTTTTATCAGATGCAATAGTAGTTGAGAAAGCTATAACGTCTCCATCTGCATGGAAGTCACCATCAGCTTCAAATCTAAACTCGTTATTACCATTAATAGTAATATCCATACGAGTATTATTAGTGAACTGCAAGAAATCAGTACTATCTAATCCTATTGCACTGGTAGCAAATAAGTTTCCACAGTTAACATTACTTGTTACTGTAATACCAGAAGTTGAAGTTTCAAGACGTTTTACTTCATTATGGAATAATTCTGTCTGAGCATCCTGATAACAGGAAACCATATTTCCATTACTACTTTGTATATGAACTTGATTACCTTTCAAAAATACAGGGTGAGCAGTGTCTGAAATAATTGACTGACTTCCATTATGTTCAATCGTTAATTCTTGACCATCTCCAAGTTTTAACTTTTTACTATTTGAATCTATGTTAATGTCTCCAGTAGTAGTTACATCTCCTGTAAATGTGCCACCAGCCAAAGGCATTTTAGTAGCGATACTGTTAGTTACAGTTGTAGAGAAGTTAGCATCGTCACCCATAGCTGCTGCTAACTCATTAAGAGTATTAAGAGCACCGGGGGCTGAGTCTACTAAGTTTGATACAGCTGTATCTGTGTATGCAGTTGTAGCAACTTTTGTACTGTTGTCAGATGCAGACTGAGTAGTTGCGGTTACACCATTTGCTAAAGAACCACCAACTGTTCCTGTTACTGCAATATTGCCTGCTACTGAAATTCCTCCACTGGTTGTCTCAACTTTTTTAGTACCGTTGTGATATAGTTCAACTGCTCCATTTTCTACAGCTTTAAGTTGATACTCAGAGCCATCAGCACTATCAATACTTACTTGACTTCCTTTTATTGACAGAGCTCCAGTACCAGCATCTTTAATGTGACTATTATTTCCATCGTGATAAATTTGTAAATCTGAGCCAGCTCCGAATACTAATCTATCATCTGATGTGCCACTACTATCTCCAAATGTAATATTGTTACCGTTACTTTGTAAAGCACCACCTAGCTGTGGTGATGTGTCATCAACAACATCTACATTTGCAAGTTTTGTTCTTGCTATCGCAGCACTTGAGTTTATGTCATCATTAGTAATCGTAGAGTTAGCTATTTTTGCACCTGTAACAGCCCCGTCTGCAATATCAGCTGTTGCGATTGTTAGGTCAGTTATATTGTTTGTTGTTATTGTTACACCTGTAGGTAAAGCACCGTTAGCAATATTAACTGTTGGTATAGATGCTGCGTTTAGTCTTCCTACAATAGTAGAAGAGGTAACGTTTGCTAAGTCTTCCGCTGCTACTGGATGACCACCAGCTGTTGAGCCGTCATGTACGACAGGTACATCTTTATCTGTGTCAATAGTAACTTCGCCTTCGGCTCCGGTAAAGCTACTATGTTGCGAGGTTGTCCCTCGTCTTAGTTTTAATAATTTTGCCATTAAATTGTTCCGAAGTCGATTTGTAAATTATTGCCACTGACTGTACCAACCTCGGTTAGGTTTTTGTCATTACAGTCAAGATGGTTTGCAAGTTGAGGACTGGAGTCATTTACGAGACCAGCGATACCGGGAGATATAGCTACCCATGCCCCACCTGTATAGTAGTTAAGGTTGTTAGCTGTAGTGTTATACCAAAGATCTCCAGCACTAGGAGATGATGGTGTGCCACTTTGTATTACGTACTCATCAGCATATCTATTAACATTAGCAATACTTCCAGCAACTGTATTTACGTTAGCTATTGAGCCACCTACATTATTTACGTTAGCTATATTTGTAGCTGTTGTGTTAATATTTGCTATAGCTCCAGCAGCTGTGTTTACATTTGCTATACTTGTAGCAACTGTATTAACAGAGTTATTACCAGATCCGGTATTTATAGCATCAGTAATATTACCAAGATCTTCTGTAAATGTAATTTGTCCAGCAACAATGTTAATGTTAGTTAGTGAAGCTTGGTTAGGTGTAATAGGACTAAACCCATCACCAGCACTACCGTCATAGACCATCATAACTTTGTTAGATGAGCTATCGAACCATAAGTCACCATTAACTAGAGATCCACTACCGGGTCTAGCTGTTGGTGCAGAAGTACTGATTTGATATCTATTTGCAAAGTTATCTATATTTGTTACGTTAGCTCCGGCAGCTGAAATGTTAACTGCGTTCGCTGCTACAGTTGTAACCTCTGTTGCTTTAGGTGTTAATCTATGAAAAGTATAGGTATGTAATGTAGTTGTGGTTTCTACAATAGCACCAAAGCCTGCTGCGAGAACTGTAGATCCACAGCCTGTAATAGTAACATCGTTACCAGATCCGGCACCGTTTGCAATCGTAACTGTGCCAGTGCTTGGTGTACGTGAACTTCCGATAGCCTTGATAGATACTAAAGTACCAGCTCCGTTGTTTACGTCAGGGTTAGCTGTAGGAAAAGATGTCTCGTTCGCTATAGGTACAAAACCACCTACGTCATCAACAAGATCTATAATACGAGCATCTATAGCAGCAGTAGTTGCTACTTTAGAATCATTACTAGACCATGTAACTCCACTAGCTATAGTTTCTGAGGAATCCTGTCTAAGGAATAAAGCTTCTGCTTCAGTTTCTGTATAGTATCTGCCATCAAGTGTGCCTGTTGCTATTTCACTAGCAGTTAGCTTGTCAGATTGTAGTAGTGTTTTTATTTCACTAGCAGTCTGATCTGCTGTAGCTGCTGTTTCTATACCGTTTAGTTTGGTATGGTCCGCATCTGTAAATACATTACTGTCAGTTGCAGCTTCTACAGCAGCCCTAATTTCAGCATTAGTTTGATCTGCTGTCGCACCAGCTTCTATAGCATTTAGCTTGCTGTGGTCAGCGTCAGTAAATACATTACTATCACTAGCACTTTCTACAAGTGTTCTGATTTCTGAAGCACTTTGATCTCCTGTAGCTCCGGATTCGATAGCGTCAAGTTTTGCACCATCAGCTGCTACATCACGACCATCTACGTTGCCAGATACTATAATATTACCTGTAACAGTATGTGCACCTGTAGCTGCTGTACCAGTTGTTACAATACTTTGTGAACCAAACTGTGGTAGTACCTTAGTACCAGCTATAGCAGCTGACGCATTAACATCAGCATTAACTATTGTACCATCTGCAATCTTTGCTGAGTTTATAGCTGAATCAGCAATCTTAGCAGTAGTAATATTTAAGTCTCTTACCTTGGCTGTTGTAACTGCTATGTCTTGTATACGACTTGTTCTTATTTGATTTTGTTCTTCTTGTGCAGCATACAGAGCTTGTGTCTGGTTACTGTTAAGATCACCAGCTTTAACTGATGACCCTGCTGTAAAGGTTGCCTTAGCAGTGTCTACCTCTGTATCACGAAGTATTCGTATTTTTGCAGGGTTGGCTGGTATATTACCGGCAGTAAATACTACGTTACCACCACCGGTTGTTGTATAGCTTGTTATATTATAGTGATTGCCTGATGTCTTTAGGACGTCATCAACCTCTACTTTAATATCAGCTTCTTTGATGGAAGGAAAGGAAAACGACTTCGTAGCGTTTCCGTCTCCTGTATAATCTACGAAAGTTGTTGCCATTACTTATACATGTTTTGTAAATTGTAAGAAGAAAATTTCTTACTAAATTGCTTGGTTCTTTTTTCTTCTTGTTCTGCAATTAAAGCAGCTATGTTGTCATTGTACTTAATTTTATTCCAAGCTATCTTGCGAGCGTTTTTAAATAGTCTATCAATTACTTGGTTGTGGTAGTAATCTCTAGCATCAAACTCGCCACGTCTACCAGCCTTAATATCAGATATCATAAGTTTCATAGATGCTATCATGTCTGGATCTCTTGATAGTTTGTCAAGTTCATATTCTAGATTTTGTTCACCTATAGCTTGTTGAAATACTGATCTAATATCAGGGTCGTCAGTTAAGTTAGTACCATCAGGTGCATAGTATGTGGACATACGTAAATCGTATCCACTGTTAAATAAGAATGTTCTACCATCTGAACTATCTAAATTTAAAGACACTGGACTAATAGCATTAAATGCTCGAGTCATAAAATCAAACTCTTTAATAGGTCTACCATTTAGTAAATCATACTTGATTGGTAGATCACGTCCGGGAAGATACTCAGCAAAAAGGTTACGGTTACGATATGATTGAAATACACCTGAGTTAATTTCACGCATGTATGGTGTAATTAATTTACCCATTTCGTTACGTAAACCAGCTAGAGGTATAGTGTTGTTAGTTATACTTGCAAGGATACGTTCTACCTGACCGGGGCGTCCAGCTGCTAAATCAACTAGCTGTTGAATACCAGCCATATAAGACTTACTAGAAATAGACTGTGCTATTACTAATGAAATCTTTTGTAGTTCTCTTTCTGTCCACTCTTCACCCATTAACATGCTAGCATCACCTACGTCAGCGATGGTAGATAGTATAAGGTTAAAAGGTTCTATAGAATCATAGCCTACACGTACGTCACCTAATTGTATAGTTCTAGGTATATACCCAGCGTCTATCCAACCCTGTCTTTTTTGCCTGTCAGATGGTCCATTACCAGCTAATTTACCAGACATCCACATGTTAGCAGCCATAAAGGTTATAGCAGAACCCATCGCAAATCTACCTGTTTGTAAAGCTTTAGCGTTTTGTAACTCTTCTATGCTATTAATACCATATTTTTTAAGAGACGCTAAGTTGTCTGCGGATGCAAATGCTATATCATTAAACTCTTTGACTAAGAAATTAAAACCGGGTGTATGCTTACCTGTAAGTGCAAGTCCGTTTACACCAGTTCTAGCAAATAAGAAGAAAGGTCTAACGTATGGATTAGCTGTTAGTACATCGTTAAGTCCCTTAGCAAACCCTGTTAAATCTTGTGTAAGTGTAACTTCTTTACGTGCAAAGTTAGTAGCTTCATCTTTTATATTACCAGCTGCATCAAATATCTGACCATAGAAATCGTCTTGATATGCTCGCATTAAAGTAGGAGTAATCTGTGGTAAATCAATACCACTGCCTTGCATATCTAGAACCTGACGCATAGCTTTTTCTCTCATCTTAGCTCTACCAAGTAAAAATGTAAAAGCATCGTCAGTTGCTGCCATAATCTTAGTAGAGTATGAGAACATATTATTGTTATTAATATTTCTAACCATGTTAGTAAAAGCAAATATTGCACGGTCAGTTTTATCAGCTCTACCACTATCTTCTGCCCATCTACGTATCAGTTCCCAGTTGTAATCACCTTTACTAAATTCTGTATATCTAGTTCTAATAGTTGATAGTTCACCACTCCAATAGCCATTTAACTTAGTAAAGAATAAATCAAACGCTTCTGGTATAGCTTCCATCATACCATTCATAGACGCTAGACTAGAGCGTATTGTAGCACTGTCACCTTCAAATGGATAGCGTATAAGAGCACCCATAAAGGTAGATAATGGTCTTAAAAATGTTGCAGTACCTGTACCTAAAAGTGCTCGCATTGGAGTTTTAGGTCCACTTAATACACTGTGGCTTACCATTTCCTGTAAACTTCTTATCATTGCACCAGTACGATCAGGT